AGTTGAGTCTGTTGTTTTCATACCAGCTATTTTCTCTGCTGATTCTAATTTTCTAGTAGTTTCACCACTTAAAAAATCTCTTTCCTCTTTAGCTAATTCTTTTGCAAATGCTCTGTCACTTGCTGTTTTCATAGCCTCTGCTTGATCTGCCTGTAATCTTCTAAATGGATCTTGTGCAGCTATTGCAGCTGTTTGAAATATATTACCTGATGGTGGTGTTGATAAAAGATTTAAACCAAAGCTAGTTGCAAAACCCGGTAGACCTGTTACTTGAAAATTAGGTGTTGTTCCTTCTCGGTAACCTGTTCTACCACCGTTAGCCATTTTTTGTGGTTTATCTAATCCTGACGTAATACCAGTTGCTGCAGAACCACCTATTCTAAACATTGGTCTTTTTAAAATTCTATTCATTATTAACCCTGTCCTGACATAACCATTCTTCTAAATTCTTCAAAAGACATTGGCATTGCATCTGGTCTTTGTTCTAATAAATCATATACATATTTATCATATTCTTCTTTTAACATATCAATTTCAGCTACTTGCATAATACCTTTGTTATCACTTCCTTCTGCGTAACCAATTCTACCACCCTCTGCTCCAAATTGTATAGGTCTTGGATTTACTGCTCCGTAAATACCAGCAAGTGTTGAACCAACTCCTAACGCAGTCTGTAATGGTGTTGGATTAGGTGTGACTGTTTGTTGAAACTGAGCTGGATATCCACCTATTAATCCAGTTACCTGTCCCGCAAATCTATCTAACTGTTCTTGTGGTTGGAATGCTGCCATTCTTGTGGCTTCTCTCTGTGCATCAAGTTGAGCCTGTGCCTGCGCCTGATTCAGTGCGCCCAATGAACCTAAACGTTGAATATCTGTCCCTTGTAATGAAGGTAATGCAGCTGCTAATCCCATCTGATTTTTAAAATTCTGTTGAGCCTGTGCCTGTGCCTGTCCTAATCCTTGTTGTAATAAATTTGCTTGTAGCAGTGCTCTGTTTCTATCAGAGGATGCATCATACTCTGCTAGTTGCACACCTTCTCTACCACCACCAAAAGCTCCTGACGCTACCGCCTGATCTCTGGTTCTCTGTCTATTTATAGCTGCCTGCCTATCAAACTCAGATAAACTTGTATCGATAACCTGTTGTTGATAAGGCGACATGAATTGTTGAAACGCCTGTGGACCAGTTGATGCCTGTGCCTCAGTTAAAAATGGTTGAAAAGAACCTAGACCTGCTATCGCTCTTGCTTGTGCATCTTTTTGTAATTGATCTTGACCTGCTATCTGTGGTGCAAGTCCTGCTAAACTTTGTTCTCTTGTTGTAAATGCTCTGGCTGCATCTTGTCTTGCTTTAAAACCCTCTGCTGTCTCACCAGGTTGTTGTGATATACTTCCTATTCCACCAGTTACGATAGGGACAGCTGTTTGTGCCGTGATCTGTTTTGCTAGATCTACACCTAAATCTTCAACAAATTGTGCGGGTAATGTTCTTTGTTCAGCTACACTCATTATAATACTTCCTCTAATCTTTTTGATGTTTGAAACATTTTTCTTGCGCCTTCTAAGCCTTGCGATTCTTCAGATACGTCACCTCCGGCCTCGAGGTTCTTCATCATATTATACATAACTTCTGCGCCTTTGTCCACATCTCCATCACCTGCATTTCTAACTGCATCGGCTGTAAATACAAACTCATTCTTAGATAATCTTGCAGGGACATCATCTGCTTTTTCCATTCTACCTATTGGAATAAATCCACCTTCAGCTCTTAAATCCATTTCTTTGCCACCCATATCTAATAGTGGCATTACCTTTTTAGCTACAGGTTCCTTCTTTGCTTGACCACCTTCTGCAGCGTAGAAATCAAACTGACTACCAGCAAATCTAGGTGCCATAAAATCAAAAGGTCTTCTTCTAATTGAAGCGATATCTATACCTGGACCTCTGTCTGTTTCTGAAAACTCATCTGGCTCTTGTTCTTTTTTAGCTGCTAGTCCTGATAAAGCAGATGCTAACAATATAGATTTTGTAGGACTAATTCCACCTTTATCATTTCTTAATAAAATATCTGTTAATTTACTATCTTTAGCTTTTATACCTAAATCTTTTATGGTTTGTAAGATGCCACCAGTAGACTCTTTTGCTTGACCAATACCTTGAGGATTTAAAACATTTTTTGTAAATGCTGTAAATTTACTAGGATCTGATGTTGCTCTTTGAGAAGCTAAAACCACATCGTCGGCATCAAATAAATTTGGTGTACCTCTCATTGCTGCATCAGAAGTAAACAAAGCTTTATTAGAACCACTTACACCTTGTGGCACTGGTTTACCTGGAATATTACGAGGAAACATTTTTGCTGTTCCTCCACCTATCGCTGCGGATATTGCGATGTCTTTTAAATCTAAATCTTCACCTGATGCAAGTTGCGTGATACCTGTTGTTGCGCCAGATATTACTGCTGCTTTTTGTGCAGCGGATAAACCTGCTAAAAATTGTGATTGTGCCATAGCTGGGCCTAACGCATAAGGTGCTGCCACTGCAAGAGCTAATCTACCTAGTGGACTTTTTGAAACTTTTTTTAAAGTTTTAGTTACAGCTTTAAAAGGTTTTCTAACTGTCTTAAATGCTTTTTTAACTATGCTACCTAATCCATAAGCTTGTCTTGGTTCATCATCTAAAAAACCACCATCAGCCATAAACCTGTATGCTATTCTATTTAAATCCATATCTTGTTTTGGTTGTACCGCTGCAGGTAATCCTGCTCTCTGCAATGATGCCATGTATGCTGCTTGACTTGGAAAACCAAGTTGTGCATATAAAGGTAATAAACCATCTCCTCCACCTCTATCATCGTCATCATCATCATCAACTGATGATCGTCCTGTTGTTCCTTGATAGTCTGTTGCATAACCATATTGCTCTGAAAATGATTTAGGACCACCAAAAATACCTGTAAGTCCTCTTCCTAGAGCTCCAATCATTCCACCTGAAGTAATATAATCTTTAATACCTGAAAAAGCTTTTTGAGCAAAATTTTGTCTTCCACCAAAATTTTGATCTCTATCTCCTCCTCGATTAGCACCTCTTCCAGTAGCATAATCTCCTTTTGTCATACCTCTTTGTTGGAAATCTAAATCTCTACCTTTACCAGTGCCACCTTTATCACCTCCACCTTGTGAATCTCCAGTCCCTGCATCTTCAGAACCAAAATCTCCACCTTGAAGACTAGGAAGTCCCGCAGGTCCTTTATTAGGTTTACCTTTTAAAGATCCATATAAATTCTTATCTATTAATATTTTTTCTTCTTCATCTGTTATATAAGCTAGTTTAGCTTTAACATGACCAGGTTCCGATAACCAAAATTTAGGTGCTTTAACCATTTCTTGTTTGCCAAGAAAATTCTTAACTCCAGCTTGTGTAACAGGTTTTTTACTACCTTCGTTATACATTTGTCTTGCTTGTTGTGATCTAGTTATTGCCATTATTCGTCTGATCCTGCTCCTAGTGGTGGCATGTCTGCCACTTTAATTTTTACTGATCTTGTAACATCCTCGTATACAGTGTCTGTATTTGGATCTGCAATATCATCCTCTGCCTCTTTATCAGAGCCATATTCATAATTTGTTTTTTTATTTCTTAATACTACTTCAGTTTCACACTCAACTACCGGTACTTTTTTACCGTTAATTATCTCGTATCTAACTGATGGTGGTTCTGTAAATGCCATATTACTCCCTAGTTATTTGTAACACAGAAAATACGATATGTAACCTATTTCCTGTGGCTGCTGTTGCTTTTATAACCTCTCCCTCAGTAATAACAAGAGGATGTGTTAACAATTCTACCGTATCATTGGCTGAAATAGCCTTTGTTTTAAACAAATTAAACACGTTAGACGACGCATCTGTAAGCGTTAGAGTAATACTATCAGCGTTACCCGAATCCTCAGATACTAATATAGACTTAATTATACTGGTTGTTGCAGTCGTGGTTGTGCCTGCCGCTGGACTTGTATAGACAACAGTTTCTCCCGTGCTTGTAAGATCAGTTTTTGAGTTTGTATATATATTAGCCACTTATAAACCAAGAGAATCTCTCTTGCTCCTGTTTTAGTTCATCTAAAAATGTAGAATTTAACTGATCTTTCATAATAGTCAAAGATCTATTTATCTGTTTTTGATTTGAAAAATCGTATTCTGGTTTTGGTTCTGGTATTCTAACTGATATTTTTGCCATTATCTTCTTCCGTCTGCTTGTATATCTAATCTTAAAGTTCCAAATCTCCAAGATTCACTAGATGAATCATTTTCTATTTTAACACTAACAAATCTACCTCTTGCCCTTGTATCTTTTTTATCTGTGCTAGATGTTATAGTAAAAGGACTAAGAGCTGTTTGAGTCGATGTTTGTTGTGGATATCTTTTTACATCTAAACTAACTTTAGCATTACCTTGTAAAGTTTTAAAGTCTGGCACAAATCTTCTCATTGCTAGAAAAACTTCCCCAGCAATCTTAGGTCCCGTTGATCTACCTTGTGCATCTTTAGATCTGCCTTGAAGATCTATATCAAAAGACTCTATAAATGATGTAACAGTAGTTGTGGTTCCATTTGGATTAATTTGATCTGTTCCTATCTCATGTTCAAAATAAGTTGTTTGTCCTAAATCATCTTGACCAACGATAACAGGAAAAGTGCCATCAGAAGTAGAATCATATTTAGTTGCAAAAGGATTCGGATAAACATTAGAATCTATCCAACTTGTTCTTGCCTCTGTTCCCGTGTACCATACACCACCACGTACGCCAGGAGATTCTCCATAATTAAACACTACGTACTTATCATTATATTCAGAGCCGGATGATGGATAGTACCAGGTAATCTCTGTAAAAAGATTATTTAATCCTGCAGCAACCTGTTGACCTTTCGTAGTATCAAAATTATCATAAACAAAATCCTCAACCGTGCAAGGTATACTTTTTACAGTACCATCGTACAGAAAAAAACCTTTAGAGCTTAACCAGAAAGCTGCACCATCTATTTCAACTACTGCATTTTGACCTATTAATCCACAGTTTGTACCAACCTGTTCTAATTGAAAGGTAAAAGGAGCTCCTATAAATTTCATTGTGTATAAAGCATTATCTGTCCAAACTAGAATAACTTCTTTTGCCTTTAGTGCGCCAATAATTTTTGTACCATCTTGTAATCTTAAAGTTCCTGCAGTGTTGATAGCTGAAGGAGTATATGTATTTATATCCTCTTGATCCGAAAATCTTATAAACATATCATCTTGTGTGGTTGTATCGCCGATAGTTGTCTCTGTTCCAAAATGTAATAAGTGTCGAGTTGTTGGAGATATCAAACTAACTCTTGTTGCGGTTGGGTTATTACCTGTAGCAAATCCAGATGTTGTAGTTGATGCTCTGGTTTCTAATGGTGTCGAAGCTCCAGCATTCCATGTAAAAGTTTTACCATTTAATATTGTTGCTACTAATACTTGTCCAAAATTATCTAGTGACCATAGACCTGGTTCTAGTGTTACATCTGATGCGGATGCTGCCTCACCAAAATTTCCATCGCCCCAACCAGCGATACCCCAACCATAACCATATGATTGTGCTCTCGGTCCCACAGGCTCGTAAGGTTTAATGCTTAAACTACCTCCTGTTGATACTGTAGCACCAGCATTAGATGATTGTGTTATCGTAAATGTGCTTGTTGTTGGAACTGTTATTACTTGAAAGTTTTTATCTTCAAAATCTGATGCGCTAAATCCTGTACCACTCGGTAGCGTTACACTATCTAATTGTACTATATCTCCGACAGATAAACCATGTCCTGATTTTGTAATCGTGCAAGTTGGCGATGCATTTGTGGTTGCTATTGTTGCAGATGTTAAAGTTGTTTTAAGTGGTGTGATATCATACAATTTACCCTCAAAGTATAATAATAAAAATTTATCTGTTCCAATAGCCACGTACCTATTACCAGCAATGTCAACAAAAGCATGTTGTGCTCTTGCTACACCAACTATCGTATCTGTAACCAAAGAAGACCATCCACCAACTTTTTCTGGTAGTCCGTATCTAAATCTTACGTTGTCAGAATTAACCCATCTATTTTCTGCGCCAGATTCTGTGTTCTGTTTGTCAATCCCTGGTTTAAATTGATACTCAATTAGAGCCATGGTCCGTGCTCCTATATATTATCTTTATAGATCCAGCCTCTTGTTGCATTAACAAATACCAAAGTAAAGGCAGAACCATTAGTAGACACGGTTAAATTAGAAGCTGCCCCTAAAATATTAGAACCGTTTCTGCCTATGGTTAGATTATTTGATGCAAAATTGGCACCACTGTCAATAAAAGTTACTTCTGATCCTACACTTGGTGACGCTGGTAAAGTTACTGTAACAGCAGATCCAATTCCACCTCCTGATGTATCAATTAATAATTGATCTCCTTCAACAGCTGTGTAAGCTCCAGGAACTGTGTAATATCCTTTTTCTCTTATACCTAGATTTATATTTGTGCCATCTGAATATACTAAACATTTTGATCCAACAGGTATGGCCACACCAGTTCCAGATACAGTCTTGACTGTTAACGTACGATTACTAGATCCTCTGGTAGTTGCATCCTCAACAATAAAAACCCTTTCTGCAGAGTCTGGCATTGTAACTGTTCTGTCTGCAGACAAAGTCCCTGTAAGTTTAAAGTATAAATTTTTACCATTTGATACAGCATGGTTAGATAAAGCTAAAGCCACATCACTAGATGCAACGTCAACAGAAATGTATCCACTAGCTGCCTGTTCTAATATCTGTAAATTTGTGTTTGTAATTGTACCCCAGGTACCTGATTTTTCACCTGTTGTTATTAATTCTAATTTTAAATCACTTGATGTACTTGATGCCATATTTCTCCTACGGATTTAATGGGTCAATTTCAACCCATGTTTGTGATACCCCTGGAGGTATCGGGTTCCATGATATCACATCTACCGTGCCTGTTGCAAGGTTTATTCTGTTACCTGTCACAGATACTCGCTGGTCTAATCTAGTTGTAACATTACCAATTGTTGCGTTTATTCTAACTCCTGAAGGGGTAATAAGAGCCTTACCAGTTATAATTAATGATCCTGTATTTATATTAACTCTGCTACCCGTTACAACAGCTCTAATACTAACACCACCAGAACTTCCAAATGGTGCTGCTGCAAATGATGATCCTCCAAAATACATTTATTACCTCGCTGTTGGGAAGCTATTGCTATCCCAAGTCATTGAAACTCCAGGCACTATACCATCCCATTTTCTAATTAAAACAGATGAAGTGTCTAAATTTACTCTATTTCCTGTAGGTAACACAGTTGCATCTGCAGTTATTGTCACTGTTCCAGAAGACAGATTTGTTCTGCTTCCAGTTACAGATACTGTTGCATTTGCTGTTACATCAGCATTACCTATTGTTAAATTAATTCTACTACCTGTTACGGATACTGTCGCACTTGCAGATATTGTTACATCGCCTGTATCTAAGTTAGCTCTAGATCCGTCAGGTTCGACAGTTGCTTTTCCAATTATGGTTGGTGATCCGGTGTTAAGATTTACTCTACTTCCAGTTACAGAATATTTAGATGCAAAAGTAGGAGTGCCTGTATTTAAATTTACTCTGCTCCCTGTGATTGCAAATAATGCTTTCCCTACTACTGTCGGATCTCCAGTGGTAATATTAACTCTAGACCCATTGGGTGTAACTACAACGCCCGCTCCTTCAACAATCGTAGTATTACCTATTGATAAATTTAACCGACTACCAGTTACTTCAAAATTGGCTTTACCAACTAGTGTGACTGTTCCAGTAGATTCATTTACTCTAGAACCAGTAACATTAACAAAAGCGTTAGGGTTAAAACCTGGATCCGCAAAAGGTGACGCTGAAAAGGGTGTTCCTCCAAAATACATAAATATAATCCTTAAAAGGAGACAGGGGGTATGTGGTGGTGCCCTGCCTCCATCTAAGAATTATATCATCGTTTGAACCAGGAAGGAAGACCTAAATGTGGACGCTTGTCAAACATATTGTCTTTAGCTCCCGGTGTCTTACGATTGTTATAATGCAGAAAAACCTGTACACATTCTTTGCCTTTGAATTTTTCTCTCCAATGCTCTAGCTCACAGCCAGAATAAACCAGCATATCCCCTGGTTTTAAATCTACT